GTCGCGTTCCTCTTTTTGCATAGGGCAGGGGCAAAACAGCATGAACAGAATTACCGCCGAAGGCTTCGACTATCAGGGCGAAGCCGATAAAACGTGTTCGATCGAATGGGGCGCGCACAAGGTCAATCGCGCCGACTTCCTTGGGCAGCTTCGGGTTTTCGCCGTAACCGCGCAAATCCTGAACCTTTATAAGAAGCTTCTCTTTCGCGGCAAGCTGCCTGAAGACGTTGGATTGCTTCAGCCGTCGAATGCGGCGAGCCTTTTGGACTTCATTCCCGACGCCGACGTTGATCTTGTCCATGGGATCGTCGGCATTGCGACCGAAGCGGGCGAAGCCGTCGAAATCCTTATTGCGATGATCGAAGGCACGCCGCCCGATCGCGTCAACGCCGTTGAAGAAGCGGGCGATCTTCGTTGGTATATCAACCGCGTGCTTCGTTGGGCGAACGTTACCGACGAAGAATGCGAGCGCGCGAACATCGCCAAGCTTCACGGGCGCGGCTTCGCCTTCGGCTTCAATGCCCAGGCGGATAGCAACCGCGACCTTCAGGCCGAACGCGCGATCTTGGAAAGCGCGACGCTGCCCGGCATTGTCGAACCGCGTACGTCCGATATGGCCGATATGTGCGACGCGGAACGCGCGGGCTATCGCGACCCCATGCTTCGGCTTCCGTCGGGCGTGTACGGCGATGAACCCGGCAATGGGTAAGCTTCGGCGCATTATGGACGCCTTGCGGCTGCGCAGGGCGTCCAAGGGGGTCAGCGCGCCCGAACAGGCCCCCAAGCCGCCCCAGGCGCCGCCTTGCACCGCTCGCGCGCCCGACGGGGGCGTTCGGCGTCGGTACATGAAACAAGCCGATTGATCGTCGTCGCCGAATGCGGTAAGCATTTGTAAAGGAAACCGGGCAAATGATCGAAGACGACGACCTAAAGCGCACGATCGGCGCCGTCATGCACGACGGCAATTTGTGGGCATTCCTGCCCGACGGCTCGATTGTCCAGGCGGCAGGCGACGGGGCCGATCCCCGATACCGCAACCTTCGGAACGCTTCGCTTGTCATGTACCACACCCTAAGCAATGCCGAAGGTTGGATTGAAAAGCTGATTACATGGCTTGAAGCGGCAGGCGCCGAAGATGCGGTGGACGGAACGTTGAAGATGCAAGCTGCAATCAGCGTAACCCGTCGCATCGCTCGCGAAGGCTTGGAAACTTTAGCTGTGGATAAAAAAGACGATTGACATTCGCCGTAACCGTCGCTTATGTCGGTTTCGGCTTAACCGGGCACGGTTGCCCACAACAGCAAACGAAGGAAAGTCAAATGGCAAAAATTTCGAAGGCAAATTTGACGCTTCTCGCGTCGATCGTCGCCGCCATGCAGATTGAAGCGACCCCGTATGCAATGCTTACGGAAGCCGAGATTGCCGGGCTGGCGAGGGAGGGACTTGTCGAAACCAATGCCGAAATTCGCGACGGTGAAAAGGTCGCGGTTCGTGCAACCGACAAGGGGATTACCGTGAACAACGAAAACACCGCTTCGACCGATACTGCCGCCCATGCTGCCGCCCCCGTCGCCATGCCGTCGACCTTCGTTACCGGATCGGGCTTCGTTCCGTCGCAGTCGCGCGGCGGTCGCGGTCGCAGTCTGTACGACTTCGACAGCCTTGCCGTCGGCGGCTTTATCTTCGTTCCGGCGACCGAAGCCAAGCCGAACCCGGCGAAGTCGCTCGCTTCGACCGTTTCCAGCGCGACGAAGCGCAGCAAGCCGAAGAAGTTCGGCGTCCAGTCGGTCGAAGCTGGCAAGGTGTACGGCGAATTCACCGCTCCCGCGAACGGCGCCGTGATCTATCGCGCTGCCGACGAAGCCGCTGCCGCCTAACCAACGGCTCGCCGAAAAAATAGGGAACCCCCGGCGGTTTTAACCGTTGGGGGTTTCTTTTTGCCTGCCGTTTTGACATACCTTGCCAAACAGGGCGGCGGGGCGCGTTATGGATAGTTCGGGTTCGACTTTTTCAACCGATTTCGCAAGAGAAGCGGCGTTCGGAACTCCCGTCGTTGCGGCGGCAGCTTGGACAATGAACGACGTTTTAATATACGTTTCGATTGCGTACGTACTTCTTCAAACGGCCTATCTTCTTTGGAAATGGTCGGGCGAATACAAGGCGCGCAAGGCTGCGAAAGCGGGCGGCAATGCAACGGCCTGAACTTCCGCCGTCGGGCAAAGCAACGCTTGTCGGGATCGTCGGAACCGCCGTTGCGCTCGCGCTTGGCATGGCCATTCCGGCAAACGAAAGCGGTCGCAGCGTTCGCGCCGAAGTCACAACCGACGGGCACCTTCAGCTAACCCATTTAAGCGGCAAGCAATACCTTCGCGCGTACCTTGACGTTGTGAATGTCGCAACGGCTTGCGATGGTTTGACGCGATATCAAGGTAAGCCGATCAAGGTCGGCGATCGGTTTACCGAAGCGCAATGCGTATCGATGCTTGAAGCCGAGTTGACCGAAACCGCGCGCGGCGTCATGGCGTGTTCGCCGGGGCTGGCGCTATCTTCGAACTTGACAAGCGAAACCATGCGGCAGGGGCCGCGCTTCGCTGCCGTATCGCTCGCGTACAACGTCGGCGTTCCGACCTATTGCAAGTCGACCGCTCGCGCTCGCTTCAACGCCGGGGCTTATCCCCAGGGCTGCGAAGCGGTCACTTGGTACAATCGCGCGGGCGGCGTAGTTAGCAAGGGATTAAGCGCGCGGCGCGCTCGCGAAGCGAATGTATGCCGCAATGGGCTAGGGGTTTTGTATGGTCGACGTTAACACGATTTACCGTTGCCTTTTCGCGGTACTTGGCATCGGCGTTGCTATCGTCGGCGCCATGGCCGAAGGGCTGATAAAATGGCGTATGTAAAGCTTGTCCTGAAATTCGGGCCATACATCGCAATCGCCCTATTGGTCGCGGCGGTCCTTTGGTATCGCGGCGACTTGGCGAAGTCCGAAGGCGATAAGAAGGCGCTTGGGATCGAACTGCAAACGACGATCGAAGCGAACAAGGAAGCAAAGAAGACGGTCGACGCCATTCGGGCGCAACGTGTCGATAACGACGCAATTGCCGACGAAATCGCGAAGAAGCTTGCTGCAAACCGGGCGTTATTCGATCGGACGACGGTTCTATTGAAAGAGGCGCGCAATGATCCGAAAGTTCGCTCTTGGGCTGACACCCCTGTTCCTGACAGCGTGCGGGCCGCGCTTGCCGCCCCCGGTGAAGTACGCGAGCCGCCCCGCTGATTTGCCCGACGCGGCCCTTGTGGCGCCGTGCGACCGCAGCAACGGGGACGTGCCGACGAACGGCGATCTTGCCGACGAACTGAACCGCGCTCGCCGTCAACGCAACGATTGCGCGGCCCAGGTCGACGGGGTTCGTCAATGGCGAGCCGATGCGCTGAAGCGGTCCGAAGTCGACAAGTGAAATGGAATACGCAAGCACGATCGAAGCCGCTTTTCGGCTTGATCCTGAAAAGCCCGGCACCGTCCGGCTTTTGCGCGAAATCTTGTCCGCCGTTTGCGCAATCCCGATGCCCGACGAAAAGCCGCCTATTGTGGGCAACAGGCTAGACCTTCGTAAAGGGATCGGTTAACGTCGCCCTTATGTCTTGGGCACGCATTCCTCCCCCGATCTTCGACGACGAAGACGAATTGCAATTGAAGCTGAAATACGCGCGAATTGTTGCGCGTAACCCGAACGCGAAGCTTACCGCCGGATACCAAGTCTTCGAAGGACCGGACAATTACGGGCGCGCGATGCAAGCCCAAGCTTGGCTTTCCGATCCGCTAGTTCAGGAAGAAATTTCACGCATTCGCGAAAGCGGCGAAGCGGAAAGCGTGCTTCCCGACGTTTCTGTTGTCAAACTCGAAATCTTGCAGGAAGCACGAAGCGCAACCGACGCGAAGGATAAGGCTGCGCTTTACAAGCTTTACCTTGAAGCCGAAGGCGAGATTAAGAAGGGCGGAACTAGCGTCACGATTGCGCAAGATAACCGCGTTGTGAACGTGCTTCGCGTTCCCGCTCGCGACGTGACGCCCGAAGATGACGAAGACTTTGATCGGCGCTTTTATGCGCAACAAACCGCGCTGATTGCCGATGCGAAATCAAGCCGACCCGCTGCCGCCTGAAGGCGTTACATACGAAGACGGTTGGGCGTTTCTTCCCGGCACGTCGCAGGAATTCGCGCTTCGGACGAACGCGAACCATATCCTTTATCACGGCACGCGCGGCCCAGGTAAGACCGATTGCCAGCTTACGCGCTTCGCGAAGAACGTCGGCGTCGGTTACGGTTCATATTGGCGCGGCGTGATCTTCGATCGTAAGTATAAGAACCTAGACGACCTTATCATTAAGTCGAAGCGTATCTTTAAAAAGATATTCGGCGACCGTTGCAAGTTCCTTGAAAGCAAGGGCGATTATAAATGGGTTTGGGATACTGGCGAAGAACTTATGTTTCGCCAATTCCTGAAGGCGGACGATTATTGGAATTACCACGGGCAGGAATTCCCTTTCATTGGTTGGAACGAACTTTGTAAGTATCCGAATTCGAATGCTTACGATGCGATGATGAGTTGCAACCGTTCGTCTTGGACACAAGAGAAAGACGGCGTTTACGACCACGAACGGCGATGCTGGAATTTGCCGCCGATCCCGCTTGAAGTCTTTTCGACGACGAACCCTTACGGGCCGGGGCACAATTGGGTTAAAGCCAAGTTTATTGACGTTGCCCCCGTCGGGCGCGTGTTCATTACCGAAGTCAAGGTATTTGATCCGCGTACGAAGCTTGATATAGTCGTTCGGCGAAAGCAAGTTGCGATCTTCGGTTCCTATAAGGAAAACCCTTATCTTGATCCGCTATACGTCGCCGAACTCGAAAGCATAAGCGACCCGAACAAGCGGGCCGCTTGGCTTGAAGGCGATTGGGATATTGTCGCAGGCGGCGCGATTGACGACGTTTGGCGCAAGCATATCCACATCCTCCCTAGGTTCGCTATTCCCGAAACTTGGCGCGTCGACCGTTCGCTTGATTGGGGTTCGTCGCATCCTTGTTCGGTCGGATGGTGGGCCGAAGCCAACGGCGAGGAAGCAACAATTGAATACGACGACGGTTCGTCGGTTCCTTTCGCCCCGCCCGCTGGCACGCTTATTCAAATCGGCGAATTGTACCTAGCCGAGAAGATCGGTTCTAATGTGGGCTTGCGGCTTTCCGCCCCTTCGGTTGCGGAGCGTATTCGCGAGTACGAAATAAAGCTTTTGGCCGAAGGTTGGATTGAAGAACAACCATGGCCCGGTCCGGCGGACAATCAAATTCGCGACGTACGCGAAAGCGACGTTGACACGATCGAAAAGAAGTTCAGCGACAACGGCGTTCGTTGGGAAAGGTCCGACAAAT